TTGATCTCGCATGGCTGATCTTCCGAGTCGCCTCTTCTACGTCCCCGATGACGAATGCCCTACGAAGCAGTTCGTCAAGAGGGTCAGGAAGTCTGTTTCGTATCTTAACCACTATCTCGGTGTCGATAAAGGAGGCCCTTCTTCCGGACCCCTTTGTTGTTTTCGTGTTTCTCAGTTCCGACCCCAAAACAATGCTTGGGGCAGCCTGAGTTCCTGCCAGAGCGATCTTTACCAGATTGGCAAGGCGCTGCCTCTTGGCAGAAAGCATCTGGTCTCGCAGGGAGAGCTTTGACAGATTGCCGTCATCCGAAACGCTCAGACTGTACGAGTCGTCGTCGTCCCGCACTTCCTCGACTTTGACTTTCCTTTTCCTGATTCTCCCAGTGATGAGAGTAGGCTGGTCTTTCCAGAACTTGTCTTGCCCAAGGCTGCGCGTGCGCTTCTTTCGTTTTCTGGTGGATAGGGCAAGCGCCTGCCATCCGGCAAGAGGGTGTGGTTTTACAATGACCGCAGCCGAGCGCGAGTACGCGCTTTTCGCAGGCAGGGGAACTCTGACCGAACTCTTGAACCGGGCTGCACCGGGAATACCCTTGGCAAGGATGTTTATCGTCCCTTCCAAGGTATTTCTGTAATGGAATTCCACCACTGCCCGGGCAACCCCGCCCAACGTATTTTTGTTCTTCCTGAAAAACTCCTCCCCTGCCCGCGTTTGTATGGCAAGGATAGCGTTGGCATAGGAGGTGTCGTACAGCAGCGTTGCTTTTCCGTCTCTAGCCGCACCACTGCGGTAGACGTACTTTGGAATTACAACAGTTCTTCTGGCCATCAGAGCAACCTCGCCCCGATGCCGGTGACCGTGTAGAAACGGATACCGGCCTGCTCCTCGAACTGCTGCGGAGCCAGCTGGTTCTGCCTCACGATGAAGTAGCCCTTGCCGAGGACAGCGACGGCCCCAGAGTAGTCGCCCACCGCAATCCGCGTGTCAACCTCGAACGGAGCCTTGCAGTGCATGGCAAGGTCAGCCAGCTTGTAGTTACCGGCGTCCCCGATCGTCTTCGCTCCGACAAGGAACTGGACTTCGTAGAGAGGGTCCCTCGGATGCGGGCTGACCGTCAGCAGCTGCCACAGCAGGCCGGGGGCATCTGAGCCGAACAGTTCAGCCGTGGCCGTCGTGTCGTCAAGCTCAGCGCCCTGCAGGGTGGGGTACAGGTCCTCCTGCAAGGTGAGGACGAGGTCGTTCATCATCTTGTCGAGGGTCGATTTGACGCAGACGGCGAAGTCGTTCATGCCTTGACTCCGACTCTCTTGCCTTTCGCGCCAATCAGATCGAGTGAGGTGTAGACCTCGTCGATGTTGTAACGAACGCCGTTCGTCTGCTTCAGGTAGGTGTCGGTATCTACCACTGTCCCTTTCGGCAGCGTGATGTTGACCACCGTGTACTCGGTCTCCTCGAACTGGCGGGAGGCACTTGATGTGTAGCGCTCAATGTCAGCCCAGACCGTGGCAGAAACGGTTTCGCCAGAGATGATCTTCACTCCCGCAGCGTTCGGCGTGGTGGTGGCCTTGCAGACCTGAACCTCGAACGCCGCCTCGTGCAGCAGGTAGGTCAGGCCGTAGCTCGCGTTGTAACGGATGTCCTCGTTGAACTTCTCCACGAGGAACGTGACGCCAGAGCCCGCCAACCGCACCGTATTGATGGCAGGGTCGAGACGGTAAATCTCCGGCACCATGAGGATGCGCTTCTTCTGGCCGAAGCTCCTCTCGGTGATGAACCTGTCGAACACCTGCAGCGAGCCGAACGCTCCGGTCTGCAGCCAGTTGGCAGCCACGGGGTCCCACCGCAGGACCTCGGTGTTCGAGAACTTCTGTTGTACCCGTGCGAGGTCCATCAGACGTTGGTGACCGGGTCGTAGTCAGGGATGGAAACCGCCATGATCGACACTCCGGCGATGGCCGAGGCTGCCGAGTTGACGGTCTCGTCGAGCGCGGTGCGGTAGCGCTGCATCCGGGCGGCGGCGTTGTTCTGCGCCACCTGAAGGTCGATCTTCGAGAACCTGTTGATCTGGTTCTTGCCGTCAGAGACGATCTGGGGAACCAACAGGAAGCGGGAAACCACCTCGAACGCGCAGAACCACTGCGCGTACAACGTGATCAGGTTCTTCACTCGCTTCTCGGAATCGGTGGCAGCCGGGGCTTCCCCGGCTGCGTAGAGCGCGGCGTGCGTGGACAGCCACGAGTCGAGGTCCTCCTGCAGTTCGAGGTCCAGCCTCGAATCGACCATCACCGCGTCGGAACAGTCGGTAGGGTCGATCCCGAGACAGGCTCGGACGCTGTCGGTACTCGTGTAGGTGCCCAGCGCAGCCACGGCAGGGTTACTCCGTCACGACGACGATGAGGCCTGCCGCCATCTGGCAGTCGAGCCAGCTGCCCTTTTCGACGGGGCCGCTGATCTTGACGTCGGAGCCCTTCGGGATGCGAACCTTGCGGTCGGGGTCCACGAGGGAGCCGACCACGTGCTCTGCGCACATGACGCGCAGAGAGGAAGATTGTTTCGTCGGGACCTTGTCGGCAACCTCGGACGAATCGGTGGGGCGCTTGTCGGTGAGTGCCATGTGTGGGATCTCCAGCTTGTCGTTGTTTGGGCCCAGCCGCCCGGAGAGGATGCAGGCAGCGAATCTGCAGAGCCTCTCCGGGCAGTGGGTTCAGGTCATCAGACCGTCAGCGTCATGACCGAGAACGCATCGTCGTACAGGCGGTGCGAGTACTCGCCGTAGTCGACGCGGAACGCCGTGGCGCGGCGCAGCAGGTACTGCTCGATGGCCGAGTAGGCTGCCTGCGCGTTGATGACACGGCGGATCGCGTAGCGACTGTCGAGGCCCACGATCGTGTTGGCGGCGATGACGCCGTCAGCCACGATGAAGACCGCCGGAGCGTTGACCGCGAGGTTGTCGATGTTCATGTCGATCGGGAAGTTCGACCCGTCGCCCACGAACACGGTGTCGCGCATCGGCTTGCCGGTACGCGCCTCGATTGCAAACGCGACATCCAGCGTCGTGATGACGCGGTTGATCGACAGCTTGCGGTAGTTCGCCCGCAGGTACTTGATCCACGCCCTGTGTGTCAGATCGCCAGCTGCACTGATGGTGCCATCCAGCGTCTGCGCCTTGAACGTCGACAGCGCCGACATGCCACGGTCGGTGTCGCCAGCGACGATACCGGCGATGTGCTCCTCGACGTTGCGGACGCGCTCGCCACGCGCCTGCGCCGACATGATCAGCGACACCAGATCCAGCGTGGTCGCCTGCTGGGCTTGGTCGGAGATCATCAGACCGATCGACTTGGTGGTGATCGAGCGGCTGTACTCGCTGACCGTGATGGTCACGAGCGCATCGGGCGCGGCCAGCTGGGCGATCGGGTTGGAGGCCTGACCTTCCGGCGCGGTCACGTTGATGACGGGCTGCTCGAACTTCGGCCCGTTGATCGAGGCCGTCTGCGCGATGCAGCGGTCCCAGCCAGCGAGGAAGTCATCGTCCGAGGAACGCAGCTGCGACTCGATCGTCCGCATGATGATCTCGGGGAACAGCATACGGCCCGAGGGGGTCGTGTTGCTGGTGCCGTCGTTGCGGGTGATCGTGCTGATCTGCACGCCTTCCGTGAGAACCGCCTTCATCGAGGGCGGCTTCAGGCCGGTGGCGACGTCTTCGCCCATGAACATCCCTGCGGATGCCATGAACTGACCGACCACCGAGCCGTACTTGGCCTCGTCGGTCTTGTCGCCGTGCTTGATCGTCAGGTACTGGGACAGGGTGAGGCCTTGGTTGCCTGCTTCCGCGTACTCGCGGACATGAAACGGCACCTCGATGGCGTTGCCTGCGGAGTTCCGCAGCTTGAACTTGGTTTCCAGATCGCTCATGGTCGGGTTCCTTGTGTGCGAATGGGTTGTGGGTTGTGGATCACACGCGCTCAAGGAGCACGACGCTGCCCGCAGTGCCCGCACCGGAGACGATGCGAACGACGCGCCAGTCGAAGCCCTTGGTGTCGACAGCGGCCTTCGCCTTGACGAGGGCCTTGCTCGCGGTGCCGACCGCCGCTTCGCCACCGGAGACGACGTAGTCGCCAACGGCCAGCGTTGCGCCGGTATCGACCTCAGCGAGAACGCGCTTGTCGCGCTGCACGGAGCCGAAGCTGAAACCGCTGTTCACGGTGATCGGCTCGACGCCCACGATGAACCCCTCGATGGGGTCGCCATCGGCGCAGATCACGTAGTTGTTGGCGGTGCCCATCTTGACGGCCTTGCCGACCTCTTCGTCACCGTAGTTCTGGCCAGCAGCCGAGCCGAGCGCGGCATCGGTGATGTCCGCGAAGGGGTCGTTGACCTTCACGTTGAAACGGAAAGTGCTCATCTGATTCTCCTCAGCCTTTGTTGACGCGAGCGGTGGTCAGGCGATGGACGGCGGCGGACACCGTGCCGTTCTCCTGTGCCGCAGGGGTTTCGTGGAAGTCCTTGTCGCCGGGAACTTGCGCGGTAGCGCCCACACGGAAACGCTGGTTGAACAGCGCGTAGGTGCGGTTGTACTGCTCCAGAACGACAGAGACGTCGAGGTCGTCCAGCTTGCTGGCGGACTGGCCGAGGCTCACCTGCATCTTGTTGATGGCAGTGATGGCGATCCGGCTCAGGGCGCTTTCGGTGGACTTGTAACGGTCGCGCTCCTGAGTCACAGTCGCAAGCTGTGCGCGCAGGGTGGCGACCTCGGTGGTCAGGGTGGTGACCTTGTCGAACATCACGTTGAACAAGGCCGAGTTGTCGGCAGCTGCCGGTGCTGCTTGCTGGGATCCGTCACCTTCCGGTTGAGGGGCAGCAGGCTGAGCTTCCGGTGCTGCTGCAGCCGCTGCCTCCGCGCCCGCTTCGGGAGTCGCCTCGCCCTCTTCCTCGCGGACCATCGTCGGGTCAGCAAGGACTTGGGCTTCGGGAACCCCCGACTCGATCGCAGCGACTGCCGCGTCAGTCAGGACTTTTCGCTTTGCCATGTCTTCACCTGTGAGAGTGGTTGTCTTGGGCTTGAAAGGTTGACGGCTGCTGGACTTCACCTTCGTCATGATCTGGTTGATCGCCTGATCGAACGAAGTGATGTGATCCACCAACCCGACCGTAACAGCATCCGCGCCGATGAAGACGCGACCTTCTGCTGCGGTTTTCTTCAGCGCACTGACGCTCGTGCCCCTGTTCTCAGCAACGGTGTCAAGAAACACCCCGTAGATGGTGTTCATTTGACCTTCGATCTGAGCACGGGCCTTGTCGTCAAGTTTCTCGTAGGGGGAGCCAAGCGCCTTGAACTCCCCCGCACGAAGAACCGTTACCTCGATGCCTTCGCTCTTCAGCTGCTTCTCGTAGCTGGCGTGTACGGTTACAACTCCAATCGAGCCGATGGTTGCGAGTTTCGAGGCGAAAATTTCTCGGCCTACGGAGCCGAGCCAGTAGCCACCAGAGGCCATCATCGTTCCGGCGTAAGTGTAGACCGGCTTGATCTGCTCGTCGACCTGAGACAGGAAGTCCGAGGCCTCGGTCACGCCGGAGGCTTGGCCACCGGGGGTGTCCATGTTCAGCACGATCGCATCGATGCCGGGAGCTTCAGCAGCCGCGAAGACGGCGTTGCGGATCTCGTCGTAGGAGACACGACCGAACAGTCGGTTGAACGGGCTGGTGCGCGTGGTGAGGCCACCGCTCACCGTTACAACGGCGAGGTTCTCCATGCGCTGGACCATGTAGTCGTAGCCGCCGAACTCCCCGCCCGCAGCGTCCTCCGCCATCAGGCGGATCGACAGGGATTGCAGATCCGCCACCGGGGTCGCTTGGATCTTGCGCTCGGACTCCAGATAGGTCAGGAGGCTCGACTCGTCTCCGAGCCAGAACTGGTTTTTCATTGGCTCTCTCCGCCAGCTTTACTCGGGGTGTCAGGTTGCAGGGCGCGGCCCTGCGGATCGTCATTGGGAGAAGCGTCGGTCGCATCGATCCCCTTGGCAGTCCGCATGAAGCCGGTACCGCTGAGAGGCGGCGCTCCGGGCGCACGCGGTCCCGTATCCAGATGGTAAGCCGCCTCGTCATCGGTCAGGAAGCCTTCCGACAGCAGGCTGAAGATGCGATCCTTCTGCATCGTCTTGAACGCTTCGAGTTCGTCTTCCGGTCGCAGGTTGATCGGGTCGAACTTGAACTTCACGTAGACATCGACGCCGTAGAGGCGCACGGCCAGCGTCAGGATGCGAGACATCACCTCTTCGATGGGACGCTGGATGCCCTTGGCCACCTTGAGGAATACAAGGGATTCGGTGTTCGACAGGCTCTGCGAACCGGAGAGGCGCAGGCCCAAGATCGAAGGGGAGGTCTTCAGGCTGGTGGCGTGCTGGCCGGAGAGGGCGTTCATCAGCGGGACGTAGTCCGCCTTCTCCCCCTCGGACTTCAGCATGTCGACTTCGGCACTGTCGAAGAACACCAGAGCGTCTTCCGGATTCAGGCCCTGCAGGGCGGTGACCACCTGCTCCTGCACCGCATCCATCCACGCCTTCATCTTGACCGGGTCGCTCTTGTATTCATCCGGAGCGGCGGCACGCACCTGCTCGGAGATGAGCTTCACGTTCAGGCGACCGTGACCCTGACGGCGCACGGCGCGGCGCATGTCTTCGATGAACTCGTTGAAGTGGTAGCTGCTGTTCAGCGCCGCCGACATCATAGTCGTGGCGTAGGCCTTTGCGGCTTGCTTGTGCAGTTCGGAAACGAAGAAGTTCGGAATGTCGAGCGGTATGGGGTCGCCTGTCGTAGACAGCTGCCTTGGGTACTTCGTCCCATCTCCCCGTGACACCCATTCAAGGGTTTCGTAGGGCACAATGTTGATCCGCTCCGGCAGGCGATACTTGTCCATGACCAACTCGCACGCGAGTGCTCCGGTCTGGATCACTTCCAGCAGCGCCGTCTCCAGCGTGCTGCTGAGGCTGCGCTTGTCGGCGTAGCCCTTGGAGTAGTCGTAGAGAGTGTCGAGCCCGGCCAGCACGGAGCGGGCCATCTGCGTGCCGTCCTCGCTGAACTGGTGCGTGGCCGTTTCAAACGCGGCCACCTTGTAGGGCGAGTTGGCAATCTCGACGAACGAGAAGATCGCAGAGGACACCGTGCCGTCGATCAGGTCGAGAGCACGGACGGCAGCGACGTCGTTGTTGGTCGAGCGGAACGCGATGATCGACTGGTTGGCTGCCCGGGTATTGTCCCGGGGGATCGCGTTGTCCTTGTCGAAGCCGGAGGCAGCGGTCTGCGACTGGGCCTTGTTGACCAGCCGGGTGGGCATCGTGACCTGTGTGTTCGTCGTCTCAGCCACCTAAGCTCCTAGCTCAGTAGAGCATACTTGCGGAAGATAGTAGTCGTTTTTCTTACCTAGTCAAAGCCTACTTTCGTCCCAGTCGCAAGCCCAGCGGGTCGAGGGCCTCGTCGATCGCATCCTGCAGGCCGGTGTTCAGCCGGAGCTTCTTCATCGTCGGAATGCTCGGTGCGACCTGAGCGTCCCCAGCGCCGGAGACCAGCATCCCCAAGGCGAGGTTGGCGTAGTTCAGCGAGTGGGCGTAGTGGTCGTCCTCGGAGGAGGTCCACGACGAGACCATCTCGCCCAGATCGTTGAAGGTGTCCACTCGCTTCATCGAGGTCAGGTGGCGCTTCAGGATGGGCAGATCCTGATGCGAGCAGAACCTGAGCGTGCCGGAGTTCACCTGCCGGGCAAGGGCGTTGAAGGACTCCGTTCTGGAGGTGGTGATGAACCCCTCCGCCTCGTTCACCTTGAAGCCTTCGAGCGCGCCGCGCTGCTGGCGCATGTAGTAACAGGCCCAGACCCGACCAGCGTAGGAGTTCTCGACGAGATACTTCGAGACCGAGATGTCAGGGCCTGCATCGACCACGCCCTTTACGCAGCCAAACAGCTGCATCAGATATCGGACGCGCAGCCCCAAGTAGTTGTTTCCGTCCTGACGAATGCGTTCAAGGTAGATACAACGGATCTCCCTGCCGTGGCGAGCAAGGACAGAGAACCAACTGGTCTTGCCGACGTCGAGGCCGAAGGCGGTGTTGTTGGCCAACTGCCGCAGGCCGGGGTAGTACTCGGCCCACGCCTCCGGATCGTCAGGCCGAGCGATGCTCTGGTCCCTGATGACGCCTTGGTCGATGACGTCCTCCATGAAGGAAGTCTCGGCATCAGAGAAGGGGTAGCCCAACTTGAAGTTGACCCAGTCCTTCTTGCGCTCGTAGTCCTTCAGCTGCATCACCGTCCGGTGGACCGGATTGATGATGGGGACATCGATCGGCAGGATCTGGTACCCGCGCACGGAGGCGTCAGGGTGCTCGTGAACCCACTTTCGCTTGCTGGGGTTGCATAGCGTCTTGTACTTGATTGGGCTCTTGCAGCAGGGACAGCGCACGAACGCTGCGAGGATGTCCACCCCGGTGGAGGAGAGGTCTTCCTTCTCGATGGTCGCAAGGTTGCCGTCGAAGCCGGGGATCTCGACGTCCGTCAGCAGATTTGGGGCTACCCAGTCATGGCAGGTGTCGCACTTGACCGTGTAGTGGGCCTTGCTCGACGTCTCGAACATGGCATTGATGCCGTACTTCTCGACAGTCGGCGTGGAGAACGATCTCTTGTAATACTCGCCCGGCTTCGAGTGACCGAGGCGCGAGTTGAACGTGGTGAGGGTCGTCTGGTTGCAGAAGTCGACCTCGTCTTGGAACAGACCCTGCGCAGGTACGGAGATCGCCGCGCTCTGGCCGTAGGATCCTGTGACGTAGAGGAAGCTGTTGCCGATGCGCTTCAGTTCGGAACTGTCCACGCTGCGATCCACCTGCGAGGACAGTTCTTTGCTGGTGTCGATGATGGGGTCGAGGCGCTGTTTAGAGAACTTCTGGGCGAACTTCGAGGTAGGCATCGCGTAGATGATCGTGATGGCCTTCGACAGGGACATCACGCCCAGCACCAGCCGGGCCCACATCTCGGACGCGCCGACCTGAGAGCACTTCTGGTTCACGATCTCGTCAGAGGTGTCGGAGAGGATCTCGATCTGGTATTCGTGGTCCTTGAACGACCATCGCCGGTCTGGGTCAGTCGGGCTGCTGGTGTTGCGCTCCATCCACTTCGGTACCTGCGACAGGTCGAACTGGTTTCCCGACTGCGTCTTGATTCGGTCGAGATAGGAGCGGAACTCGTGGTGCAGACGTGGCTCACTCACTCGATGGTCCCCCGAACCATAATCAATCCGGTGGCGAACCACGTGGTCTTCTTCCCCGCCATGGTCACCTGTGTCTCCAGAATCACCGGCCCCTCGTAGGTAAGGTCGATCGTCAGGGCAGAGGGGAACAGGTGGTGGACCAAGCTCGCGCTCCAGTTGGCGCTCCCCGAGTTGCTCTGAGCCACTGCGTCGGTCAGTGGAGCCTTGGTCTTCTCAACGAGGAGGCGGCTCTTGACCTCGGTGGCGCTGGTCATATCGAACGTAGCGCCGTTCTTCTTCAGGGTCTGGGCGATGAGAATGTCATCTCCAGTTACAAGGGTGATGCTCATTCTGTCACCTCCGAGGTGAGCGTTTGCATTTGCAAGTTACTGGAGAACGAGGCGTCAAACTCGGTGGCTATGCCGACATCCAGAATGTTGCTGGAAAGGACTTCACTCAGGTTGCTGGACAAGCTCTGAGAGATATCCGAAGAGGGGGAGCCAGAGACGATGATCGTCTGCCCGCTGCCACCCAGTTTTCCGAGACCGAAAGAGAACAGGCTCATGGTAGCGGAGTCACGTGGGTGAAGTTGACGTCAGTGCTGAACTCATGCAACACCGTCGTACCGTCGACATCGTAAATCCGAATGAGGTTACTTCCGACCAGTTCCCTCTTGTGGAAGTGAGCCTGATAGATCTTGGCCAGCTGAGCCGCCTGATCCACGGTCAGGTTCCCGCCCGAAGACAGGAGTTGATCCAGCGCTTTGTTGACTGTCGAGTCGATCACCACCGCCGTTCCCGTCGAGAGGTCGATCACGTTGGCTATTCCCCTGACCACGACCTCCCCCGCCGTCACCGTGGTCTCGATCTCCACTTCCCCCGACGCCATGTCCAGCGTCACTTCTCCCCCGCCGCTGTAGTTCCTGATCTCGACGCCGCCCGAGAAATTGCGCAGCGCCAAAGAGTTCCCCGAACCACCCATATCGATGATTGCGTACTGCCCCGGACCTGATCCTGCCACGTTTGACCAGCAATCTAGGATGCTGCATTGGGCGTTGCCTCCCAGAGTAATTACGTCTTCAATGGCACAGTTGATGAGAAACCCGTTCACATAGTTGATCGTGTGCAGCAGGCAATTCGTGAACGTGTTGTCCCCGTCCAAAGTTCCGACAATGGACAGGTTCTGGAAAGTGCATTGGTCTATCACCGCCGAAGGGTCGATCGTCAAGATAACGGTGACTTGGTTGTCGCCTATGAATGTGTAGCCGTGCGAGAGGTCTACCCCAGCCAGAGTGCAGGGCTGCATTATCTGGAACGCTCGAATGCCGTTCTTTTCGGCTATCGTCTTCGCATCAGCGAAGTTGTTTACAGGAGTGCTGCGAGTTCCTATGGGGACTGAGGTTCCAGACTGCCCGTCCAACACATCCACGCACACCACATTGTTGTACGCTGAGGCGAGAAGAGTGGATAGGTCTTGCAGGCCCGCAGAGTTGGCGGAACGCACGGATACTTGGTTGACATTCACTACGTCACCGACGTTGGAGTTTGCCCCCACAAGGTTCACAGCGTACTGCCCATCTTCGAAGGTGACCGTGTAGTCGTTGATGATCTCCACCACTCGCGCAAGGATTACTCCGCCTACCTCAACGGTCGTGTTGTGGCTGTGCGTCTTGGGCCAAGGCATACCTTCGTTGTCATCTTCCAGATTACGCAACCCAAGGCGAAACGCATTCAGGTCAAGCTGACGAATTTCGGTGGGAACTGACTGGATCAAAGTCAGTTCTGCCTTGGCGATATGGATGATCTTGTTCGGCCAGTCAATTACCACTGGTGGGTCCTCTGCCGCGCATTGCGGTCAGCACAGTTACTTGCTGACGAAGAGATTGAATCTCCGTCTGCTGCATCGCCATCACGCCTTCTACGGACGCTACCCGCTGCACAAGTAAATCGTGTGCCGCACGGGAATCCCGCATGAACTGCTGCAACGCTTTGAAGTTCTTCAGCGAGACTTCGTCCATTAGTCATCCCTAATCAGCAGTATGGTGAGGTCCAGACCGCTAGCGTTGTCGATGGTGCCTACGACATCTGATTGCTTGTAGTAGGGGGTGCCGCTGCCCTTGCGTATCCACCCAGTGATAGGTTGATCGCTCGCCAGAGAGCGCACATCCTCGACGTAGCCGCTGGCATTGGTGAGTGCGTTGAAAATCACCGTGCCTTCACCAAGCGGGCCACCGGCACCGGCTTCTACGTACACACGCACGTTCTGCGTGGTGATGGCTGCGCCAGTATCGGCGTCCTTCACGGTGATGCGAGTCGTGACCTGACCAGAGACCACGCTGACACTTCCAGTGCCTGTGTTGTAATAAGTAGGAGTTGTAGCGCCTGCAGCCACGTTGATGGTGAGCGTCTGGCTCGCTGCCACGTTCACCTTGATCGTTTCGTTTCCGGTCGAACCGTTGGTGCCAGCGTAGCCGCTCGCGTTGCAGTTCCAGTTCATCGCGGTAGTGGAAGACACCGTACCAAGGTCTACCGCGTGCCCTGTGCCGTCCGAGATGAACGTGCAGCCGTCCAACAGACCAAGGTCGGTGGTGGCGACCGCGTGTGTGCCGGTGGCGCTGTCGAAGGTGCAGGTATCGAAAGATGCCCCTCCTACCGTCACGATGCCGCAGCGTCGGAACGTGGAGTTGAGCACCGTGCTGTTCGACTGGAAGTCGAAGTTGTTCATGTCCGTGAAGGTGCATGAACTGATGTTGATGTCCGCGTTGGCAGTGGCGAGGAATCTGCCCTTGCTGACCGTTCCCAGCGCGGTGATCGAGATGCTCGTCCAGTCCACCCGCGTCGAGGCGTTCAGTACCTCGATGGTGTTGAAGTTCGCCGTGACCTTCTCGGTGTTGGCGATGAAGATCGCTCGGTTGGCATCGCGGAAGTCCGCAGCCGTGCCGCTGGAGCCGATCTGAAACAGCCCCTGCATGTAGTAGGCACCGTCACGAGGGATCAACAGGCCCAAGCGGCGCGTGGAGGTGTTGTCCCAGTTCGCCGCGCCAAGGAAAGTGGCGTAGCCGTTGGCCAGATCGCCGTTGGTGACCACCAGATCGCAGCGGCCGTATCGGATCGCGTCGATGCCGTAAGGGTTACCCTTGCCGATGGAGGCTGCCACACCCACGTTGGCCTGCCAGCCAAAGTACTGCCATGTGCCAGAGGGAGCGCCTGCCGTGCGGTCTCGCGGCGTAACGCCGGGATCGACCGGATAGCAACGCCACCCACCGAACTGCCAGTCATCAGAGCCGGTGACGTACTGGCCGTAGTAGGCCGTCGTGCTGTTCCCGAAGTTGAGTTCCGCGCCCCCGTTCGCTTTCGTGGCGAGTACGCCCGGACCCCACCAGTAGATCCACATGAGCACAGCCCCGTCGGTCGGGATGGTGACTCCGGCTCCGTTGTTGAAAAGGACCCCGCCACGTGGAGTACCTGCGGTATCCCACGTGGCGGCGGTGGCCTTGGAGACACACGTGGTGTCCTGAATCGAGAAATCGGTTTCAGCCGTGATCGCGCCGCCGCCACCCACTGCCGTGAAGTTGGTAGTGTTGGCGGCGAGCGTGATGTCCGTCAGGTTGGTGGCGTAACTGGCTGCGGCCACGACATCCTCCGATTCCCGTCATTAGGTGTCGCTGGTCCGGATCGCGGTGATCGAACCCCCGTTGCTTCCCAGCACAGCCGAGGAGATGAACTCCTTGATCGGGCTTCCGCCGCCGTCGCGCACTTTCACCACGAGGTTCCGGTTGGCGTTGTAAATCGAGGTGAAGCGGTCGGTGTCCGTCGTACCATCGTACAGGTAGTCGATGTAGGCGATCCACACATTCCGTGGAGCGGTAGCCGCGACTACATCGAAGTCGTTCTGGCTGTCGTTCGCCGTGTGCCATGCCGTGTCGATGGTAAAGGTAGAAGTGCTCCAAGCGGTGTACTTCAATCGACGGTAGAAGCCGTTGTTGTCCTGCACCCGGATCCAGCCTGCTGCGGGCGTGTCGGAGGGGATGGCAGCGGACACGACCACGGAAGCGACGTTTGCCGTGCTCAGGTTGGTGTTCAGCGTCAGTTGGTTGTAGTCGATCTCCGGGTTGCCTTCAGCGTCGGTCGTAGAGCCGTCCCAAGGACCGACCAGCACACGGTCTTCCCCGCTGACCAGACCACCGACGATGAACGTCACGTAGTTCGGCGGGGTCTTCTGCGTGTTGGTCAGGTCGAACACTTTGTCCGCAGCGGTCAGGTCTGCGATCTGGATGCCCAGACCGTAGGAGCCGATGATCGCGGAGCCGGTGGACTGCCCTACGAACGGCTTGGCGATCAACGCCGAGCGGTCCACCGCAGTACCGGAGGCAACTGCGGTGGCACTGGAGGTACCTCCAGTGATGGTCTGCGCGTTGGTCGGTGCTACCCCGGTCAGAAGCTGCATCCACAGCTTGGTGGCGGACGCGCCAGCGGTGTTGTTCACCGCGAGCAGACGCCCCGTGCCGCCAGACCATGAAAGGTTCTCGGAGGCCCCCCACGTTCCGCTGCCAGAACTGATGTTGATTTCGTGGGTGATGCCACGGAAAAGCTCGCCAGAGATGCCGTACAGCGTCTCGGAAGAACCATCGCGGCTGATCCACTTCATCCGCTCGTAGAACTGGTTGATCGTGCGGGAAGCGCGATCCCACTGCGAGTAGTAGGACTCGGGCGTACCGTTATTGTCTACGTCGAGCGTGACATAGCCTTCGCTGAGGTTGGTCACATCCGACCAGCCAGATACCGTCGTACCTGCCGTCGTGTTGTTCAGGTCAGCGGCATCGGAAAGCGCGAGTACGTTGTTACCACGCGCCGTGCCGTTGATGCTGAACTCAGCAAAAGTGAAGCCGAAGCGGCGGCAGGTACCGATCAGACGGCGACCGTCGATATCCGCGCCAGCGGTGCGGGTCTTCACCATGAAGCGGTGCGAGATACCCTGCGTGGCGTCGGGGTTCAGACCTTGCGCGATAAGGTAGGCATCGGATGCGTCCCAATCGTTGTCGGTGCCGCCAAACAGGCCACCGGAGGTCGTGATGGTAGTGGCGTCGTTCGCCGTGATGAGGCCCATCGAACCGTCAGTGACGTTCTTGATGAAGTAGCCGACCCACTGGTTCGTAGTCCACGATTTGCCGGAATCGGTCAGCACCGCCGCGTTGGCCGAGCCGGTGTGCGTGCCGCCTTCGGAGTAGTTCCACCAATCGTCGCTCAGCACCGCGCCGTTCTGGATGATCTGGATCATCACGCCTGCGTTGCCGAAGTTCACGATGCCGTCGTAGTAGACTTCGGTGCCGCCGCTACCTTGGATGACGGTACCGTCGTACAGGTGCTCCGCAGCGAGGTCGTTGATGTTGTACGCCCCGAGCAACCGGATGATGTTATCGGTCGAGCGGCTGGACGGGTTGAAGTCAGTGATGTCCAGTTCGTCATCGCCAGAGGAACTGGCGTCGTCCGCCAAGCCTTGCAGCCAGCGGTGAAACTCGATCACGGTCGCGTAGGACGGCGATACTCCGTTGTGGTCGTGCCCGATATAGCGAATGTCGCCCGTCTCTCGGTCAACGGTCCAGTCAGCAGCTACAATGGCCATCTTCAGGTCTCCTGATGGTAGGGTTCATCAAGGCAAGGACCCTTCCTTGCCGCAGCTTTGTGAGGGAGCCGGAACAGAAACCAGCTTCCAAGATCATCTCTTTTTTTCAAGGTCAAGTACAGGCTCATTCCTTTCGGTCGGAACCGCCCTCCCCGTTCTCTTTCTTCACGGGAGTCGTCGTTGCGCCGGAAAACATGGTGTAGAAGAGGGCTCCTCCCCTGCTCATGAACTCCCTGACAATCTCGTTGGCAACCAATCCGCTGCCCATGACGATTGTAATCTGGTGGGGGCTACCCCGAAAAAGCTCTCCCATGATGGTTCCGACTGCCACTCCTACGCACATGTGACTTACCACGATGGCAGCCCGCAGGGTGTGATCCGCAGAGAGGACGGTAGCTCCGACTCGACCCGCCACTCCCACCAGAGAGGCCATCCCTGTCAGCAGTGCTTCGGCCAGTCTCCCCCCTCCATCAAGCATTTGCCTGCTTCCTCTTCTGGATCGACCGGAGCATCGTCACGCAGGCCCTGCGAACTAAGAGCAAGAGAAACAGGTCGACGAGGTAGGCCCCAGTCTCGAACAGGTTCCAGACCGAAATGACGTAGACGTCCTGCAAGGCCAACCGATCATAGTGGGGGATGGCCGCTTCGAGGCCAAGCGCAGTGATGTACAAGAATGCCAAGAAAACGGAGCAAAGTCCGATCCCCCAAGCGGGAACATGCTCGGCCCTACGACGCCCCTCTTTTTCGAGGTCTTGGGCTAGATGCATCACGTGAATTCCCACCGAGGCCACCAAGAAGCAGAGCACTACCGTAACGCCCCTCCCGTTTTCAGCGTACAGGTAGATGGAATCACTCACTGGCCGCGCTCCATATTCTGCTCTCCTTCCAGAGTGCCGAGTCTTCGTTGTAACTCGTAAATCTCCTTCATGATCATGGCAAAGGAGGAGTCGTCCTCAGCAAGCTCTTTCTCTGACAGGGAAAGCCTTGCCTCGTGCTCCCCGGCCCTGAAAGACGCCGAGATCATCTGCTGGATCTGGGCGTCGATCGTAGAATTCTGCCGCTCGCGCACGGCCTCCAATCCGGAACTGACCGGGCCGATCGTCAAGGTCGTGTAGCCCATTGCCGCTGTCAGCGCCACACCGGCAAATCCGGCGATCGCGCCCCACTGCGTCCTTGGAGGGTTGTGGACCTTCTCTGCTATCAGGCTCATCGACTTCTGGACCGCTTCCAGAGTCGCCGTGTTGCTGGACAGCGCCTGCTCCACTCGGTTCAGGCGGTGGTCCACCTGACCTACGCGCTCTTCGTAGCGACTCTCCAGTGCCCTCAGCAAAAGGTCGAAGGAGGGTGGAACCCCCCCATTCCCGTTGCCGTTATGGTGCTCTTCAACGGACACGGGAGAACCCCTTCTCGACCAGTCGAAGTGCCGCTTCGCTCGCTGCCCGAATGCCATTCTCAGCAGCCTTCTTCGAGTTGTACATTTCGCTGGTCATCAGCACTTTGTTGTTTTTGGCGAGCAGTGTGAACCACCACTGGCCAAGGTTCGGGTTGTAATGCAACTTGATCACTTCTCGCCTCCTGTGCGCTTGTACAACTCGATTTCCAGACGGTGGATGTCCTTCTGCTGGGACTCGTGCTTGGCCGCGCCCTCCTGACGGAGATCAGCGATCTCTTGGAAAGCGTTTTTCAAGGAGGTCGAATGGCGTTCGAGCTTCTCCTTGTGCCACTGCTGGTTGACCTTCAGCACCAGCACCGCAGTGGCAGCAGAAAGTATTGAACTGATGGCTGCCGTCAGTATCTGACCGCCGATGTCGATGGCCATCAAACCTCCTCGTAGGGCCGTGCATAAGACAGGGTCTTTCGGGATCGTAGTACGTAGATCGTCCTACGACCAGCCCCGGCTAGGAGGTCGGCGGCTTCAACTCCAGCTTGGTTTCGTTGTGCTTGTCCCAAGTCCGCAGGCCGAGATAGACGGCTGCCGGGGTGAGCAGGACCCCTGCCAGTTCGAAGGATGCCCCGGCGCTGAAGACTTCAGCCGCCTTCAGGCCCTCGAATCCGATCACGTAGGCCATCGTGGAGTACCAAGATTGACGGGCCATCTGCGGGCGCGTGCGGCGCACGTACTCGTCGGTGGCGTTGTCCCCTGACTGGATGGTAGCTTGTGTGGTGGCGTGGGAGGCTTGGGCGTCTGCCAACTGGGCCTGCTCGCGCTCCATGTCGAGGCGAGCCATCGTCTCGATGTGAGCGCGGATGCTGGCGTTCTCCTGCGTGGCAAGCTCCTTCAGGCGCACGACCGTCGCCGGATCTCCCTGAAGCTGGGCAAGCACAGCGTCAGGATCTCCCACGCCCGTCGCATTCGTCACGAGGGCTACGCCTGCAGCCACTGCGCCGGGCACATTGCCAGTGAGCAGGGAGCCGACCAGTGCGGCCCCCGAGCCTGCGTTCTTTTTCAGCCAGTCTCCGACGTCTGACCATTTCATTTTCATTCCCTCTCGATTGACTTTGGTTCTAGCCTGAAACTCAAACGCTGACCCAGCTATGCGGCAGCACTGGCGGGGAGATGGTAGATCCGTAGTATCTCGGATACCGTACAAGTCGGAACTCATCAATCCAGCAGTCGGAATCCACTCCCGGGGAGTCTCCTCCAAGCCCTATCCTGAACACCGTGTTGCTGGTCGAGTAGTCAATGGCTGCCGCAGTACTATGCAGCACCCTTACGCCGTCCCAATAAAGAGCAAACCCGTCCGCTGATCGCTGAACCACCCACCAGTGCCAAGTAGCGGTGGCTCCGGAGGTCAAGGTGATAGCCGAACTGGTGTAATCCCATGCTGTGTTGACCCGGCCAACGCGCAAAGTGTTGGATACGATGCGAACGTCGAACCCTCCATTCACAACGAACCCGCACAGACCAATGTCTGCAGAAGTTGCGCTGAATTTGATCCGGCCTTCCAGAGTGAAGAACTCGGTACCGAAAACGAAATCTGAAAGATTCGCCCCAGTGACAGACAAGTAGTTTCCGGTACCTGCTATCTTTCTGATCGAGTTCCCGAGGTACCCGTCTGTAGATAGCGTGATCGTTCCAACCGAGGAGAGTGTGTGGCGACCCGTAACCTCTGTGGGTGGCGCGGCTTCCATGTTTGAGAGGAATCGGGTCAGGTAGCGCTGCCGGTCCAACGCCGAGTCGTCGAATACTGCAAGATCGTGAGGAAGTCGCGCCGATGGCACGCTGTAGTTTGCCGTGTATCGAGCATGGCCGATGGTCACTCGGAAGTCATCGATGTAACCGCCTAAGCCGGAGTTGTACTCTCCAATGCGCCCAACCCCTAAGTGGCTCTTACAAGTGTTGACGTAAGTACCTGCAGGCAGGACTTGAGTTGCTTGCACTGTTCCGTTCAGAAACAGCCTCAACGAAGTTCCTTCCCGAGTCAGGGCCACGTGATACCACTGACTGAGCCCTGCACTCGTTGCTCCCGTAACAGTGTAGACAGTCGAACCCGAGATGACCCATGCCTCCAAGAAGTTCGACCCATTCTTTCGTATGGCAAAAGAGCCTGTGGGGTCCAACCCGGAAGAAGCCACCTGACCGGCGATGTAACAAGCAAAGTTGTTGGAAAAGTAGACCCACGTTTCGATCGTGAAGTCCTTATCCAGCAGGTCAAATTTACCGCCGTCGTTAGAGAACAGCAACCCGTCCGTAAGGTTAGTTATCTTCAGAGAAAGGGGATGGAACTTTACGGTGTCGTTTGAAAGCAAGCACCCTGCCCCTGACACGGCTCCGATTGCTTTGAATCGACTCATGTCACGAATGTGGTAAGGCAAGCCGAGAGTCCCGTACCCCTGCACGAGAAGGGCGACCTTCTCATAGTGTCTATCGTTCTGCCAACGACGAGCGACAGACGGCAGAGACGCCGGTGGAATTACGAATTCGCTAGTGTACCTTTCTCCTCTTGTAATCCTCAAATTTTCTATGTGTCCGGTGAACGGGTAAGACCCTTCGAAGTAAGCTCCAATGTTGAAGTAACGAGATTCTCCAGCAGCTGGCTCTATACCAGTCGAAGCAAGGTCACTTGCGGCTTCCTCTTTTCCATTCAGAAAAAGGGTGACTTTGGAAGTGGTCGCCGTTCTTGAGTTTCTCCTAAAAACGGTAGCCACGTGATACCACGTGTTTGCCACCAGCCCGGTTACAGAGGTAAGAGAAAACGACCCGGAAGCTGGATCAGAATAGGGTCGGTAGGTCAGGTTTATCTTGCCACCGGCAGTGATCTGGATGTGATGAGAACCGTGAACTCCGGCAGAGCCGTCCCAAGAAAGGATGACCGTGTTGGCGTTTACTACGGCTGGCCTGAACCAGAACTCGATGGTCTGCTCGTCAATTCCTCCCCAGTTTGCTTTCGGCCCCATCTTCATCCGAAGGTAGCCAGAGCCGAAGAACTGAACGGAAGACTCGAACTTGTAAGTAGTTGTGTTGTAAGTCGGAGCGGTTCCCCCGCCAACAACCTCCAAGGAGTTCCCTACTTCTGCGACTATTTTCTCACCTGCAGCCCCTCTGCCACTGAGAAAGAAAATCGTCGACGAACTCAAAGGATCATTAACAAGATCATAGTAGTTTCCAGAAGCCCTCTCAGGCATCCTGAAATTCTTTGGACTGTTGTATCTGGCACACGAGGAGATCCTGAGACAGTCGATATAACCAGAAAATGAATTATCAAGAGAGTCAGACTCCTTCCCTATGTAGAGTGGGCAGGACAGGTTGTTCAACTGCGCTCCGGAGGACTTCCTCTCTTCCAACTCCCCGTCGAACCAGAAAGAGTAGTTTCCAGCCTCCCTCTGAAGAACTACGTGGTGCCATTTGTTGTCTGCGTACAGAGTAGAGTCAACCAACCCCAACCCTACTAAAGCTCCTCCAGATTGTGGAGAAAATATAGATGTAAGTTTGCTGTTGGAATCGAAAAAGATACTGACTTGATAGTCAGTGTAGGCCGCTCCGACTCCAGTATTTCTTCTAGTAACCAGTCGTTTCGAGGTCTGAGCCGTAGAGCATTTAAAGAAAAGCTCGTAGGTGAAGTCCCCGTAGTTGAAGTTCAGTAACGCATCCGCCGCTATGCTCAGACCGTCTCCTGAACCGTCTCCAGAATAGGAAGAGGATCCGAAAATGGCGTGTGAAGTCGTGTGCGCTGCGTTTCCTAGTGCAGTAACGGTCCTAGCGTATTCTGAGTTGTCCACGAAGGTAGTCGAGCCGTTGGTACCCTCAAACAACATCAGAAGGACCGTGTTCTCGTCTCTTGTCAGCTGACGAGTGGGCACGTTGAACGGGTTACCGCCGTATCGAGCAGACATGGTGAGCCTGAATTCATCCATGTATCCGTAAAAGCATTCCGTGGCAAGGATATAGTCGGGAGGATTCGTGCCAACCCTCAATTGCTTGTTATTGACAAGCCCGGTAACCCCCCAAAAAGTAGTAGCAGAGGCATCAAGCGTCCCGTTGATGAACAGGAAAAGGTTCTTTCCGCAGCGCATGACCGCCAAGTGCTGCCAAGTAGTCGTACCAGTCACCGTCGAGGCGCTGGTAATGTTCATTACTCCAGTTCCGCCAAAATAGAATAGAAACTTGTCATCCGAAGCGAACCTGACACTGTAGCCTCTGCCCGGAGTACTATCCCTCCTGCCTCCAAGGGTCTGGAGACGGCTGGTATCGTCCCGCTTTACCCACATCTCCATAGTCCAGTAAGGCTCGTCTTCCAAACGAGCGCGATCGTACACATCTTGGCTCGTAGAGGATTGTCTTACCGAACCGCCAGTGTTAGGACTACGGAGCGAGGCATTACCATACTTGAAATCGGTCTGGCTGAGAGTAGGGGTACCCTGATCTGTGGTAAAAGATTCGAAATACTTCTCTTCCAATGTTGGCAAAGAGCCGTTAGGAAACCTCAAAAGTGTAGTAACCTGATGGTAGAAAGGGTCAGAATTCCCTTCTGCCAGAGGAAAAGCGTATCGAGGAGAAAGGTTATTGACCTTGTACACTGCGGTCGTAGAGAACCGAACGTCGTCGATGTAACCGTAGAACTTGTCTTGCGAGTTTACTGGTTCAGCACTGCCAAAGCTGATCTGGGTTTTTCCTGACGCAGAGAAGTCGGAAGGCTTGGATGCCCACGCCGTCAGAACTCCATTAACAAACAAATGGGCGACATTGTTGTAAAAGGAGATGGCAACGTGGTGCCACTTTCCCAATGGGGTTCTTGGACGGTTATCGCCTACCCAGTTGTAGGCGGAAGATCCGTTTATACCTATGGAGAAGCCGTTAGCACCATAGTTCAAGTGAAAAGCGACTGCGGAGGTCCACAAAAGGCTGGTGTTGTTTGCTCGTATTCTGAAAACGCAAGGAGCCCCCGCGTCGTCAGTGGGTTTGACCCACAACTCGATTGTCCACTCCTTGTTATCGAAGAAAGTGGTTTCGACCAAGGTAGCGTGAGAGGCCGCAAGGCTACCGGCAGCAGTCAGATCCAAGCAAGTCCCGAACTTCGCTTTAGAAGTTGTAACTGCAGCACCTGAAATAAGGGTGATGGTTCTCTCAGCAGTTCCCAATCCGCTGGCGCGAGAGCCGTGGATGAGGATCGGGGAGTCTGCCCAGTGGATCGAGAAGTAGTGTCGAGTCGAATCCACCAGATCGGTGGTCCTTACCGTGTTTCCTGAATCCATGAAAGGAAGGTTCGGATACGAGACCGGGGGCTGGTCTAGCAAATGCCTAGCAGACCCTTGGGTGAACCTTACTGAATCGATGTAACCAGTAAAGAAATTTGTTGCGTCGTAGTAAGAGCCAATATGAACGTACCGCCCTGCGGGGGCGGTCACGGA